TGGAGCTATTTTGGTAAAAATGGCGCCTCCATCCAATGACATATCTAATTCTTTAGACATAGTAGATACTTTAGTACTTTTAAGTACAGCTTTAGTTCCTACACCATACTTACCATCATGTAAACTATACTCTACTAGATCTTGTATAAAATTATTTTCAGTAGTATAATCATTAAATGTTTTCATATTTCCTTTGAAATGTGGACAGACTAATCCCTACTAGCATATTTATAAAAGAAAAACATTGTAAATTTAACTAACTGCGGGGGCGGGGATCATCATCTGGAAAGTTTAAAACACTCTTCCAAACTTCTTCCGTACATTGATGCCAGCCTATAGTAACATCATCCGTCATTTCTTCACAGAATAGATTTCCATGATTATCCTCCATTATATAAATGGGGAGATCGTGGAAAGTAGATTTGTCAGTTATGAATAGGACATGAGTAAAAAGTCCCATATCTGGAAAGACATAGTAGCATCCAGGCTCAAATGCGAGAGGTACTGTTTTGATTTCTTCGCGAGCCTTGCGCATCGCGGAAAACTTCTCATAGGTAACTATTTTTTCTGAGGAGTCTATTAAGTCTTTAAATTCTTCATTGCTCATACTGGTTCTGCAGAACATTGTAGTGGAAATTGATTCTCTTTGGCCGATTCTAATGTATCCCAAACCTTTTGTTCGGCAATTTCATGTGTATACACACCGGCAACGCCCTTACCTTTTTTATGTACATCCAGCATAATACTTTCGGCTTCAGGCGTATTTTTATGAAAAACTGTTTCTAATATCCATGTCACAAATTCCATTGGAGTAAAATCATCATTGTGTAATATTACCTTATAATCCCTTGGTGGACTTAATTTTCTGATTTTCTTTTTTGATTTTTTTCTGTCTACTGCTTCTGTCATGTAATTTTAAAATCTGAAAAATCTTTTTTCTTAAATTTATCATAAACAGGAGCCGAATCTTTGTTGTCTTCATCCTGTCCGGTATCTACTAAAGACTTTTGTTCAGATGGATCTAGATCGTACAACTTCATTTTCGCTCTATCAATTCCTATAACAAATTTCTTGTTTTTAGTAGGATCACTATATCTATTTTTTAATTGTTTTATAAGAATCTGCCCTACCTCTTCTAATTTCTCCGTAGAAATAGCAGCACACATAAAATCAGCAGTTGCTGGGAGTCCGAAACTTTCACTGGTATCTTCCAGACCGACATCTGTATTCGTAAAACCACTTCTGGTAGTTTGAGTTGCTGAAACTATAGGAATACCACTTTCAACGGCCAAGCCCCTAAGTTCCTCAGCAATTGATTTTATATAACTATAAGAATTTACATAAGCTCCTGCTTTAATACGAGAAGAAGAACAAATATTAATATAATCAACATAAATTATATCTGCCTTAAAGTTCCTCTTTAAATTCAATTCATTTATAAGAGCTCTAAAATGATTCACATTAGCAGCAGCTGTGGGATATTCCTTGACAATTAATCTTCCTTTAGTTGTCTTTTTTAAATTTTCTATTTTGCTTTCATACATTTGTTTTGAAAGTACATTCAAATCATTCAAATCAATATTCAATAAATTGGCATCAATTCTCTCAGCAATTTTCTCTTCTGACATTTCTAGTGTTATATACAACACATTCCTCCCCTGAGATAGACAAGCGGATGCCATGTGACACATAATCAAGGACTTTCCTACGCCTGTTCCAGCAAGAATAATATTTAATGTCTTTACAGAAAATCCCCCCTTAGTAACTTTATTAAAGTAGTCTAAGTCGAATGGAATTTTCTTTTCCGATTTATGATAGGAGTCAAAGCGATCATCGCTATCAAGAAAATAGTCATGGCCGACATGAGGATCGAAAGATACAGACAAAGCATCAGTAAGTAACTCAGGGATAGCACCTTTTTCTTGAGTGTTTGACTTGCTTTCGTCCAAAATTCCAATGGATGCAACGACAGCATTATAGATTGCTTTGTCTTGACAAAATCGTTCAGTTGTGTCCAATAGCCAATTAATATCTGTTTCTTCTTCATTTTTTTCTAATTTAGCAAGAAGACCTGTTACGCCATCAAAATCATCATCCTTGATGTTTCGATTGTCGAATTCAATAATTAATGCTTCTTTAGTGGGTAAATTATTATATTTGTTTATAAATTCGTTTATTTGTTCAAAAAGTAATCTATCTTCTTTTTCAGCAAAATAATCGCCCTTCAAAAAAGGTAAAACTTTTCTAGTATATTTTTCATCATAAATTAGATTCTTCAGAATCACTTCCTCTGTTCTTTGCATTATTCTCCACGATTAGTATCCGAGTTAATTCCATAATTATATTCCCCATACATAAATTCAGTCTTAGCATATTCATCAATTTTATTCAAAATTTCCTCAGTAAAATACTTTTCAGGTTCGTTCATGACTTGCTTTCCGAATATTTTAGAACCATCTGGTAATTCATAACGTGTAGATATCTTTTTGAAAATACCAGCCTGTTCAGCTAAATCAAGAAGTCCATAATGTCTACTAAGACCTTTTTCATAAGTCAAAAGCACATCAACTTGTTTATTTTCTACCGTCATTCTAGATTTCATATTTTTGCAATGTATAATATTCCCAATAACATCTGTTCCTATTTTTTCTTTTCTTTTAGAAAGAAATACAATAGAAGAAGAAGCATATTGAAGGCCGCTTCCTCCACCCATTACATTCTGCGGAAACATAGTTCCAACTTGTTTGTATGTATGATTTGTGACTAGTAGAGGAATACCAGCCTTAGCAAGTTTAAGAGTTAAAACACGAAATGTTCCCTTGACTAATCTTGCTTTGGTCATATCTACTTTTTCTTCACCTGAAGTAGTATCCCCAACTTCTTTAGTAGTAGATAACATTCCTAAACTATCCAAACAAAGCATTAACGGCTTATCCTTATCATTTTCGACATGGCTATTCACAATTTTAGTAGACTGATGAGCAAACTCTTGTATAGTAGCTACAGGAACCATAACCAATCTATTTTTATCAATTCCTCTTTGCTCCACCATTTGTGGCGTTATTGCAGACTCTGACTCAAAATAAATAACACCACCGCTAGGATTGTCTGTAAGAAACTGTTTGACAATACCCAATAGAAAGAAGGTTTTACCTGTAGCAGATTCTCCAGCGAAAGCAGTAATTTTATTTGACGGTAATCCTCCATAGATACTCCCTGACATTAATGCATTAAGAACATAACTTCCTGTATCGACATACGTATGTACATCACCAATTATTCCATCTGAAACTTTCCCAGCAAATTCATTACCAGAAATTTTAATCAAATCATTCAAAAAATCACTCATTATTTTTTCCTTTGTTGTATTTCAGCCAATACTTTTAGTGCTTCTCTATTACAATCAGCTCTATCAGAATATATTTCTGTACGATCTCTTTCTTTCAAAATATCCATCTTCTGTTAGCCAAGAACTATAATCCATATATTCTCCTATGAAAAGAAACTATCTAAACTAGATCGCTTTTCTGTATCCCATCCAATAACATTTAATATTAGTTTCAGTGGATCAATAAAAGACTTATTAAATTGTGTATCATAATCTATATATTCTTTTAAATCGAACTCTTCTGGTAATTTATTTAACATAGAAACCACTATATCTCCAGTAGGATTTGGTTTTTTAAGATATACGAATTTAATCTTTTCGCCCTCTTGAATCTTAGGATATTTCCTAGACAATTTTTTAGATGTCAGCATATGATTGTGAATTAATGAACCTTTAAC